CATCCTTTTTCCAGTCCCAACAACGCGACCAGGCGCGCAGCGCGTTCATGATCTCACCGAAGCGCGGGCGCTCTGCTTCGGGAATCCGGTTCCATGCCTTGCGACACAGAAATTTTGAAGAACGGGTGCGCGCCATGGCTGGCGCTGCATTCCACAGTAGATCCAGCCCGGTTTCCTTCGGAGGCTCGCCAGTGAGCTTGCGTTCGATGCGGTTGAGCTTTGCCTGGAGACAATCCACCTCAGCCTGGGCAGCGGCGAGTTTGTTGCGGAGCTTTTCCGCATCCGAGTGAAGTTTCTGTTCGGCCTTGGTCATGGGGTTTGGCGGAGAGTTGTGAGAATGTCACCGATGCCTTGAATGGCTTTATCCACTTCCTCTTGGAGAGCCTTGGAGCCGTTCAGGCGGGCTTGATGTTTCCAGCCTTCATACCACGCTTGCCGGTCGGCTCCGGAGATCCGCGCATCCTGGCAAAAGCAGGGGCGTCCTTCGGTCATGGCATCGCGGCCACGTTGGAACCATTCGACTTTGCGGGACATGATTTTAGGCAGTGCGGGAGGCAGCGAAGGGAACGAGGTTTCCGATCTGTTGAATCGGCGGAAGATCCAGCGGTGAAATCAGGGCTTCAGATCCGCGTGCATGGGTGTAGATCTCGGTGGTTTCCACATTGGTGTGGCCGAGCCTGATGAACTGTCTTCGGATTCACGCGGGCCTGCGGATCGGATGCCAGGTAATCGAGATAGCCTTGGAGATTGGAGCAAATGCGTTGCTTCCGTGCGTGGCGGTAGCGTCTGACCCACGCGCCGTATTGATCAATCGTGGTCTGTGAGTGTGGCACTTTGCGCTGGGCTGAAACCATGCGCTCGTGGGCTTCCTGATCGGTGAGTGGCTTCATTATTGTGGGTCAGGTTGGGATAATTCACTGTTCATCCAAGAGTGAGGCGCGGCACCTGTCCGGATTCGAGCCGTGGAATGATTTGATCGCCCACCGTTTGCCCACCCGGCCCGGCGACGATGTGCGCGAGGAATTCTTGATCGAAGGAGACGATTCCACATTCCACGGCTTCGAGCTTGGCCTTGATTGCCAGCGCGAGCGCCCGCCAGCGTTGGCGGCATCCTTGTTCCCATGCGGCGTGAATCGCGTCCGTTTGGCGAAGCTTTCCGGTCGGGCTGTGCGTGAACTCGCGAGCGTCTTTTGGCGGCATCGGCAGTACGAATTTCACTTGGCGGTTGTTGACTTGGAAGGCGATCATTGCGCGATCATCCAGCCAGCCTGACATGAAGCCGGAGGCTCCGTATCGGTGGAGAGTATCTTCGATTTCCGCCTTTGATTTGGCGACGGAGACGGTTGTTGTTACGGCGTAGCGACTCATGGTTTCAGACGGTTAGAAGAGGATGAACAAGTGAGTGGATTCGACCCGGCATAAGCTGGCCAGTTTCGATGCTATGGCTTTTCAACTGCTCCGGGCGCATCACTCCCGGCGTTGGGCAGAGGACCTTCAGACCACCACTCCCGACCGCAGCGGTCACAGCGGAGCCATCCCGGCACCGATGTCGTCACTTTCCATCCGTGGCAGATGCACGGTTCCGAACCGCGCTTTTGTTCGTGCGTTTTGGTGGTGATCTCAGCGAGACGGAGCGTGTATTTTCCGCCGTTCACAGGATTTTTCAGCATTTTCTCCATGTGATCGATGGCGAACGTCTTGCGCTCTTCGATGGTTTCTGGCGTCACGTCCCACGCGATGGTGTCATACCATTCGGAGTCGAGATCGTCGTTGAGGCACTGGATGGCGATTTTCATTTCAGTTTTCATGGTGATTCACGGTGATTTGCTGGCGTCCAGCCGTCAACATCCAGCCCAACAAGGGCATGCTGGCGACCGGGACTAGCTCATTGTTTGTTTTCGACGTCCTCTGGCCCAGTCGCCAGATGCCTTGCGTTCGGCTTACGAATTTCTGAAGCCCACTGGCGGGCCATGTCTGCCGCGCCTTTCATCTCTCCCCCTCGCTGAAAAGAACCAGCGATTGGGACGTAGTTTTCAAGCAGTTGCAGTGCTTCTCCGCATTCCTCCATTTCGTCCGCGACTCTTCGCAGTCGGCTAATCATACCATTGACGACGATTTCTGTCAGTGATGCTGAATGGGCTTGTCCATCCGCATCAGAAGCAGAACAGCCGGACGGTAAAGTAATGTTCCGGGGGTTGATGTAATCGACATGGAGGCTTGGCGGCTCGTCGTAGATCACAACCATTCCCCTCTCGATCCGGGCAACCAGATATTTTTGCCCCCCATAGATGACTTCCATTCCGGATTTCACATGCTTGAGCACGCATTCAGCGCGTTGTTTTGCGGCCCACTCTTTCAGGCGGTCTGACTTGTTGAATCCGTCATTCCACCCGCAGAGATAATTCCACGACCACCGCGTTCCGCATTTATTGCAAGTGTGGATGTGCTTTGAAGGTTCAAGCGACATGAATTCCTGAGTTTCACAATGTGGGCAGATCGGCATCGTGTTTGTAGAATTGGAGTCTTCCGGCGGCTCAGTGATGTATGGGTGTGTGTCCATGGGATTGTCTTTCGAGGATGTTGGCAACTGCCGAACAAGAGGGTGATGAGCGACGTGGTCTAGCCGTCAATCTCGGTGGTGTTGTCGGAGTCCGGCGCGGCTAGACCACGCGCCATACCCTTAGCGTTCGGCTCATGAAGAGCGACCCGCGCAAGTTCGCCCATGGCTCGCCAATCGTCGTATGTGCTACCGCCATCGACGTAGATTTCTTCGATTCGCTCCATTGCTGTGAGTAGGCGCTCAAATCCCCTCATTGTCGCTGCAGCTAGCCCATGCTCTCCATCAAGGCGTGATTCGCGATGCCCCTTGAGCCTTGTGCGAACATCGTCACACACAGCGCAAGCCGAACAAATCGGATGCAGCGAACCGCTCGTAGCTATCTGTCGTGCATTCATAGTCATTTCCTCGCGGTCCGCTGATCCGAGACGTTAGCCGGATGAATTTTTCCTGTGCCGCCGCAATCTGGACACGGCGTGAACTCGCCGCAGTTCACCGCAAAGGCGCATTGCCCGGTTCCTTCACACTCCTCGCAGTCCGGGAGCGCCGGAATGAATTCACAGCCACGTCGGAGGCTCATGATCATCAGGCGGCGATAATGCCACAGATGCGATGCGTGAGGACGATCCAACTCCCAATCCGTGCCGGAATCATGGAAGAAGTGTCGCTTCCACTCTACATCATCGTAACCAACCGCCGTGACGATCACATCGGTATTTCCACTATCCGCGAGAACGCGCTTTCGGAGTCTATCCCCGACAACCGGACGACAGGCGCGGCGGGCTTCCCTGAAACGGCTAACAAGTCGCGGCTGGGGCGACCCGGCCAAGCTGGCAGTTTGCGGAGTATCGGCCCTCCGGTGGCGTTGATTGGCTTGCATGATTTTGATTTCGGTTAGCTGGCCGGATCGCCAGCGCTTGATTCGTTCTCCTTCACTCCTCCGGTGGTCCGGTCCGCCAGATCGCTCACGTCCGCGCGTGGGACGGCGAGCTGGAACTTGTGCGGCATGGTGGCGATGAAGACGGCGCGCTCCGGATCGCGATCCCTGGCGATGCTGGCGAGGATCTTCATCTCGTTCTTGGAGCAGATGTCCGTGGTGATGGTGACGAAGCCTTCAGCGGCGGCTTCGCGGTGTGAGAGGATGCGGAGACCGCAGATTTTTCCTTTGGAAACGGCGGCGGATGAGGTGGGTGTCATTTCGGCGATGGCGATGAGTTGATAGAGCAGAAATCGCATTTCAGCGGAGTTCCTTGGGGATGGAGATGACGAGGGTTTTCCAGGCTTTTTTGGCTTCGTTGCGGGCGGCTTCGTCCAGGTCTTCCCAACGGTTGAAGGTGTTGGCCAAGGTGACGATGCACTTCGGGAAAAGGCCTTTGAGCTGGCCGGTGGTTCCGTCGATGTCCAGATAGACTGGATCGTGCCGTTGCTTGTCCTTGGTGGCGGCGGCACCGGCTGCCGCGCGGATGGCCTGAACGAGCGTGAGTTCGCCGGATGCCACTTTCTCCAGCATGGCGGTGGCGTGATGGTCTCCGGCTTCGGCGGCGGTGATGAGGCTGTCCATGCGGCTCTCATCGCTGGTAGCGGAGCTGCCGATGAGGAGGCGGCGGAGGCTCATGCCCTTGGTGCTGTCCGTGAGGGCTTTCTCGATTTTGAGCCAGGCGGGAGTGGCGGGCTCCGGGAGCTTGATCTCAGCGGGATCGAAGCTGCCATCCGAGAGCACGAGATCTTGAGCCTTCGCGATGACGGCGGCGGATGCGTTCAGCCAGCGGTAGGCAGTGGAACGCGGCACCCGGTCTTGCATGCGCTCCAGGGCGGCCCGGAATCCTCCGGGGCTGTCATCCTCGCCGGTCTGCCGATGCAGATAGAGAAGCCGCATGCCGATGCGCAGCGCGGTGGCGATGGAAGTGCGCATGGAAAGCTCCACTTCCGTGCAGAGTTCGTCGATCTCGCGGAACATGGGCGATGGCTTTGCGGCGCTCTCGCGGAGAGCATCGGCACGTTTGATGATGGGTGATTTTGTAGCGGACACGATGTGATGTGGATTGGTGAGAGTTGGGATCAGTCGTTTGAGGCGAGGGCGTCGCGGAGCTGCTTGCGCGTCTCGTGACGCTCGCGGCGGTGAATGATGCGCTTGGCACTCCGGCCGGTGCATCCGGCACCGCGGATCTTCGCCCATGCGGTGGATTTCTTGCGGTCGGGAGTGTCGAAGAGGAATGCTTTCATGGTGATGGATTTTTGAGCGTGATGATCAGGCCTTCGGGTCCTTGAAGGCGGCGAGGTCGAGGTGGGCGGCGAGCGGTGCCTGGCATGCCACCCGGAAGGCATCCACATCCGCATCGGAGAACTCGACCTTGCAGGCGGATTCATAGAGGCGGACGAGGAACGGGGTCTGGATCTTCGGCAGTTCGGAGATCGCCTTGCGCAGCAGCACGGCGCGGAAGTTGATTTCCTTTTTGGACGGGACCTTGATGTCCAGAGATGCGGCGACGATGCGGGCGAGGTTGGACTGGTCCTTGAGTTGTTGTTTCTCGGGTGAGACGGGCGATGCGTTGGTGGCCATGGTGGTGATTCGATTGGTGGTTTGAGGATTACTTGGCGGCGAGCTGGCGCTTGGTTTTGACGGGCGTGAGGTATTTGCACGCGCTGACGTAGCGGTCCGGATTCGGTGCATCGGCGGCACACATGATGCGCTTGCTAGGCGCATTGTTGGTCATGGTGTTGAGGTGGTCGGCTTGAGCCCGGAGATTGAGGATGGCGAGATGGCCGGTGGCCTTGAGTTGCACGGTGCCGCGATAGCAAAGCTCGTGGCAGATGTAGCGGCCGGAGGCCTTGTCCTTGCGGATGCGCACATACCAGGATTTCGGCGGCTGGGGTGGCGTGAGACTGATGATGGCGGTGGTGGCGATGTTCATGATGGCGATGTGGTTAGAGATCAGCGGATGACGTGATTGTGAGCGCGGCGGGTGTAGAAGACTTCCGCTCGCTTCCAGGTCTCGCTCTTGATCGAGCGGATGCGTTTGGAGGCGAATACCGAGCAGCCGAAAAAGCCGATGGCGGCCCCGATGATGCCGGAGACGAGGATGAAGAATTCGAGTGGAATGTTCATTGTGGCGATGTGGTGTTGGTGGTTTCGGATTTGGGTGGCGTGGTGGATTCAGCGATGGGGAATTGGAGTTCGATGGTGCATTTCGGGCAGTGCCAGGCGTGGGCTTGTTGTTTCCGGTCTTCCCATGACGGCACTCTCCCGACGTAGAGCATGGGGATGGAATGAAGCGGGCAATCAGGCACGGGTGGCAGCGGGTGCGGGTTCCGTGAAGACCTTGAGGCCGTGGTTATCCTGGACGCAGAAGGCCTTGAGCAGAGCGGCACCGGCATCCTTGGCGTGTTGCTCGCCCGGCCATTCACCGGCGGTCTCGCGGGTGGCGGTGAACTCAGCGCGCTCCGGTTGGGCGCCCACGAAGATTTCGCGACCTGATGGATAACGGATTCCGGCGATGAACCATTGTGTCATGATGTTGGTTTGTTGGTTTGTTGGAGACGGTGATCAGATCGGGAGGCGGTAGAACGAGAGCTTGCGGCGAGGGTTGAATGGATCGCGCTGGAGCTTGTTTTCGATGGAGAGGCCGCGCTGGTGCCGCAGTTCGTCGATGCGGGTGTGGACGTTCAGCGTCTCTCCCATGCGGGCGAGTTCAGGCATGGGAACCCATTCGCCATTCGCGGCTTTCAGGGCGTCTAGGATGAGGTCGGATTGGGAGGCCATGGTTTTCTCTCGTGTTTGGGGTTGATGGATCAGTGAATGGCGGCGGCTTCGCGGCGGCTTCGCGGCGGGTCCGCGCGACCTTCGCAGTGCCGATGGCTTCACGGCAGATGGCGGCGAATTTCTGTTGGGACCATCCGGCCGGGAATCCGGTGCGCTTGTCTTCCGGCGGCGGTGTGGCGTAGCCGGGTAATGCGTTGGATGCGGTGCCATCACGCCATAGGCACCAGCGGATCAAGAGGCCGCGGAAGATCCTGCGCGGATCTTGAACGCGCGGATCAATGGCAAGGCTGCGGATGAAGGCGACGAACTCGGCGGGCAGCGGGTCTTTTTTCATGGCGATGGTGGGGTAGAGTTCCGAGTGAGAAGTGATCAGTGAGAAGTGGAAGAGAGGGCCGGGCGGTAGCCGAGGGATTTGCGGCGGGCGGACGGCGTCTGATTCATGCGCCGGGCAAGGGAAGCGGCGCGGTGTTGGTTGATGAGGTTGACAGCCTCCATCCAGACGCTGAAGGAGCGGCCTCCGGCGGCGATGGCGCGGGAGCCCATTTCCATGATCAGGGCGTCGCATTCGGATTCGGTGAGCAGGCTGGTAAGCAGGTGAGGTATGCGTTGTGACATGGCGATGTGGGGTTAGAGTTTGAGGAGCAGGCCGGTGACTCCGGCGATGATCAGTAAGGCGAAGCCGAAGAAGGCCGGGGTGAACTTGACGATGGCGATGGCGATGAGCATGGCGGCGGGTGTTAGCGGGTGATCTCCTGATAGCGGTTCAGAAGGCTTTCAGACTTCCGGTGGCCATGGAGAACCAGAGACAAATGGGTGCGCGTGACACCAAGGCGCTCGGCGGCGGAAGTGAGTCCTTTGATGCGGGGAAGCATGAAATGGCCGCTCGGATAGAGCCGTGAAAGGCAGCGCACGAACGCCGCGCGCAGATCCTCAGGAGTGTCGATTTGCAGATTGCTTCGGCACCCTTGAACTTGAGCGGCCGGTGAAGTTTCCGGTTGCCCTTTTGTTAGCCCGGTTTTCTGGAAGGGTGCTGAGTTCATCGTGCGGCGGGCTTGATGGTTTTGCGGTTAGGCAGGGCTTCAATCGCCGCAAGCAGGCGAAGGCTTTGTCTTTCGCCCTTCAGCACGCGGTGGAGGTGCGTGAAATTGACGCCGAGAGCCTTGGCCCCGACCCGGTAAGACCATCCTTTTTCGCGGAGCATTGCGCGGTGTGTTGGATGGCCGATGGATTTGCTGGTTGGCATGAGTGGGTGATTTTGCTGGAGTTCCTCCCCCGTTTGCGGGCGAACGGCCGAAGATTTAGCACCCGTGATAAATCCAGCAAGCAAATTTAGCATCCGTGGTAACTTTTTTTCAGCGGCTCGATTACGCTGTCCGGCACTCTGGATTTTCCAAAGGCGCTCTAGCCCGGCATTTGAACGTGCCTCAGTCGTCGGTAAGCCGCTGGCTGAAGAGCACTTACCCAAAGGCCGAGACAGTTGCCGAAATCGCTAAATTTCTTAGCGTCGATGTAAACTGGCTGATGACGGGGGATTCCGCCAAGGCTCCGGCCGGGGCAATTCCTGATGAGGAAGAGGAATCCTCCACACTGCACGACGATGCAGGTATATTTGTTTTCACCAGGCGGCAGGGTGAAAATATTGCACCGCCACCTTCCGAGATCCCTGTCATGGAGCGGCTCCGGATCTTGGAAGAGAATCAGGTGACCATGCAGGCCGCAATCGACAGACTCACGAAACTCATCAAAGGAAAGGATTGACCATGAAACGACTTGGAACCATTGGACTGATCGGGATTTTGCTCTGCGGGTGTGATGACTCGGAGAAGAAGCAGCATGACCAGGTAAACAACTTTGCCGAGCGATGTGGCATTCGTGAAACCCTTCGGTTCAACCGTGAGCGGCTACCGATCTATCGTGATATTGTAGAAACCTGCCGTGGCCGCGTGCGGAGAGCGGAATCTCCTAATGATCTCGCGCTTGCTGAAGATGATTTAAGAGAGGCTAGGAAGGAACTGGAAAGAATCGAGAAGGAGATTGAGGACGGTTCACGGAAGCTCCGAGAGCTTAGTAGCAAGTGACCATTTTCGTGACGCCACGAAGATGGTTCACCCGGTTTGTGTCCACATGTGGACACGCGGAGAAGAGGGTGCGCGAAGTGTGTCCACATGCGGACACTTTCGACTTTTTCAATGGGTTATGACTTTTCTGGCCGTTTTTGTGGCCTGATGCACCCTTTTCTATTTTGAGCGGAAACCCATTTCTTGAGTGTGTCCACATGTGGACACTGCGGTCGATTCCACAGCGGAGACGATTTAGAAAAGGGTGACAACGGCGGCAATGGCGACCGTGGCGGGGGGACGATTCGGGAAAAGGGTGGTGTGATGCGGGCCTCTTCGGGAGCGCGGCGGCGGAAGGAGGCGATGCCTTCCACTCAGGGATGGGAACCGCCGCGCCTCCCGAGCCTCACCACCACCACCACCACCACCACCACCAAGCCCATGTCCAAGTCCATTTTCTTCTCCAAGACGTTCTGGCTCCAAGTAGCCGCCCTGGTCTGCGCGATGTTCCCGGCCGTCCAATCATGGATCACTGCGAACCCGGTTCAATTCGTGGCGGTTCTTGGCGCTCTCAATGTCATCATGCGGTTCATCACGAGCGGCAAAGTCTCCATCCTGGATGACACGCCGCCGGTGAATGGCATCGGATTTTTTGTCTGCGGTATCTGCGTTTGCGGCACGGCACTGGCGGGATCGCTGGTGTCGTGTTCCGCGGAGCAGCTCGCCGCCGCCAAGGCAGTGCCGGTGAAGGCCTGCTACCTAACGAACCAAGGCCGCGTCTGTTATTCCAACGTGGAAGGGCTGAGCGCCGAGATCGACGGACGCAGCGGCAAATAAGCTACCCCATAAAAAGCAAGGGGCGGCCGGTGGCCGAGATCCGAACGGATGAGAGACAGATTCCAGTGATCGCAGAAGCGCCGCCGCCCCACCCACTCTAACAAATATCACGCCACCAAATCGAATGAACGCCGCCGACGTAGGAGGGATCGCCGCAATAGCCTTTGTGCTTCTGTGCCTGCGTCGGCGTCGCTGTCCGCAGCCGATGGCATCCACCGGCGCGATGATGAACCAGAAGATCCAGCAGCGCGGGAGGGACTGGAAATGAATCCGCGCGATCTCTGGAACCGCCTCACCGCTTTCTTCAAAATGAATCCGGCACCTGACAATTCCAACGGCGCTCTGATCCTCCGCGGTGACGGGACATGGCCATGGACGGCATATGTGGACAATGGAGACATCATCGTCACCAACGTCCGCGGCACCTGCTTCGGAGGCGATTCCGATCCTGAAGATTCCGGAGCCACGGCCAGCGGCATTTCCACCAGGAACAATCCCATGCTCAGGGCATGCGCTCTCCCGATGTGCTACGACGGCCGCAACGCCGCGCTGCGCAAAGCGCTTGGCGGCAGCCCGATCCCGAAGATTCCATGGATGACAAAGGTGGAAATCGTGGCGAATGGGAAATGCCTGATCGTCCCGGTGATCGATCTCGGCCCGGCGAAGCGGACCGGCAACGCCATCGATCTCACCATTGCCGCGGCGAGGTTCTTCGATTCATCGGCCACGGCCACGCGCTTCGAAATCCGATGCAGCTACCGCATTCTTGGCGGTGCCAAACACCTCACGGGAAAGGACAGCGCCGAATGAAACCGCGCGCGCTCTATCAGCAGCTCTGCGAGGCTCCGGATCTCTCCGCCGCCGTGGCAGCCCTGAGCTGTGAGCAGCTCACCGCCGTGGCCGGATACGTGGCGAAACTCAAGAACCGCGGCATCGCGGCGCAAGTCTGGGGCGTGATTCAGGAAGCACTGGACAAGGCCGCCACCAAGTAACTCTCCCCTATGAATCTCCTAGCAGAAACAATGATCTCAGGTGAATGGATCACGGCCTTCGTGGTGGCGGTGATCACCGCATTCGGCGGAGCTTTCGCCGCCTACAAGAAAGGCCAGGCAAATCCGCCGCCAAGCCGTGAGGTGACATTGAAGGAGCCGGTGGCGGAGGTGCCGGTGAAGCGGATCTACACGCCGCCAACATTCTCGCAGCACCAAGACGTGGTGAGGCGAGTCGGGCAGCTTGAAAGCGACGTGCGCGACATCCGCACCAAACAAGGAGAGCAATTCACCCGCCTTCTGGAAGTGGGCGAGGAGCGGAAAGACAAGATTTTCGAGAAGATCGACAACATGGCCCGCGGTTTCCACGCGCGCGTCGATCAGATCCTCAACGAAGGGAAAGCCAACACCAAGAAGTGATGCACAAGAAGTTCAACCCACTGCGCCGGAAACAGATCGTGCGCGCCATGCTGGAGACTCTCTCCATGGCGGGCGGCTATGCCTTGGAGGATTCGATTTTCCTGAGCTATGTGGACGATCTGATCAAGCCGCCTCTCGACTTCGGCGAGAAGGGCCTCTTCAAGAAACTCTGCATCGACGAGGGCTGGATGCGTGCCGTGGAGGACAGTCTCGATCCCGGCCTCAAGCAATACGTCCTCACCGAGCTGGGGCGGAACTATCTCGCGAGCCTCTAACCACAGCAATGAATGGCACAGGTAAAATCCAACGCGAAGCTCAAGAATCTCCCGCCGGATGCGCTGGAGGAAATGTGGCTGCTGCGCCATCCGGAAGAGCCGGAAGGCAAGGTTTACTCCTACACCGAGATTCTGGCCATGTTGCCGGATCTCTATCAATTCACATCCTCCATGGGTGCCTTGTCGGAATTCTATTCCTGGCTGGAACTCAAGCGATCCATGGACAATGCCATCGCACGGGCGGAACAAGCGCAGCTCGAATTCGCGGCGGAGCATCCGGAAGCCTCGCCGGAGACATTGCAAGCCGTGGGGCAAATGGTCTTCACCAGCCGCGCGCTGGCCTCCAACGATCTCAAGGGCTTCGTGATGCTGATGGATGTGTGGGAACGCCGCCAGGAGCGCCTGATGAAACAGGACATGTGGGCGGACAAGAAGGAAGTCGCACGCCGGAAACGCGAAACGGAAGAGAAGATCAAGGAGATCAATTCCGACCAGACTCTCACACCGGAGCAACAACGCACGGCAGTCCTGGACAAGATGGACGAATTCTTCGGCCTCAAGAAAGCGGCATAATGGCAGCCATCCTTCCAAGCATCAACATCGACTCGGATGCAGCGCTTGCTCGCTACTTCCTCCTGCACCAGTTGCTATGGATCGAAGACGATTCAGTGATGCGTCTTGCGGAAAAGAGCGTCCGCATCGGTTGGACCTTCGGTGATGGATTCAAGAACGTGCGCAAGCGCCTTCGCCATCCACGCCGTGACTACCTGTTCGCCACCAAAGACCAACAGAGCGCCATTGAGTATCTGGAAACCTGCAAGCGCTTCGCGGAGATCTTCAACTACACGAAGAGCATCATTTCGCACGGCATGGACGAAGTGAAAGTCCAGGCGAAGGACGAGAACGGCAAGAGCTTCGTGGAAGAGGTGAAGTTCGGTTACATCAAATTCGACAACGGGAGCCGGATCATCGGTTTCAGCGCGAATCCCTATGCGATGGCCGTTTTCGGCGGGGACGTGGGACTGGACGAGTTCGCGAAACACCAGAACGCTGAAAAGCTCTGGGAGACCGCGCAAGGCCGGATCACATGGGGCTATGACATCGGAGTCTGGAGCGCCCATGACGGCACGGACACGCTCTTCTATCAATTTTCGCGCGAGGCCGCGGCGGGCAAAGGCGGATGGAGTCACTACCGCGTCACGATGGAGGATGCAGTGGAGATGGGACTGGTCGAAAAAATCAACGCCGTCTCAGGAAAAAAGCAGACCCGCGAGCAATTCATCCAGGATTGCAAGAACCGCGCGCGCCTGCCGGAGATTTACGAGCAAGCCTACAACTGCAATCCCACCGGATCTGCCAGTTCGATCGTGCCATGGGCGACCATCGGCCAATGCCGCCTGGATCGTCCGATCGTCCGCATTCACCTGGAAGACAAACAGATGAAGGACATGTTCGGAACCTTCACGAAAGCCACCGAAGCACAACGCCAGGCGAAGATCCGCAATTTCATCAAGGCCACATTCGCGCCGGTCTTCAACAATCCTCAGCACTACCGGCTCGGGTTCGACGTGGCGGCCAGCGGCCAGGGCGACCTTGCATCCATCTACGTGGACCGGAAGGAATCCGCTCAATTCAAACTGGACGCGCTCTTCACCGTGCGCACGGATGACTGGGATTTCCTGCAAACGACGCTCTGGACGTTCATGGACAATCTCACCGGAGTGCGCGGTGCCGGTGACGAAACCGGCCTCGGCCGCCAGATCTGCTGGAACACCAAGATGCAGTTCCCGAATCAATTCCAGGGAATCAACTTCGCCAGCAAGAAACACGAGATGGGCCATGCGCTCATGAACCAGCTCGCCACCGCGGAGAAGATCCTCCCGGCCGCGGGCGAACATGACGACATCGCCCAGGACTATTTCTCCATGCGGAAGACTTTCTCCGGCGGCCGGTGGCACTTCACCGAAGGCCGCAACAATCTGAACCCCTCAAGCCACTGCGACATCGCATGGAGCGGCGCTCTCGCCACCAAGGCGGACGAGGGGAGCACCAACGAAATCGAAGTCATTCTCTGCTGACATGTTCCAAGATCCCCATCACCGCATGATCACCGAATCCGAAAATCGCTCAGGACGCGATTTAAGGGGGGGATCTCGCTCCGGACGGAACATGAGCCGCGAATCGGCTGGCGAGGCCGTGAGCGCCACTGCGAAACGCCGCGAAGGGCATCTCTTTCCGGATGCGGACATTCAAAAACCCCGAACCTACCAGATTTCGCCAGAATGAACCTTTTCTCCACCAATTCCGGCATGTTCGCGCGGGCCGCGCAAGGTTTCCGCGGCGGCTTCGCGGCGGTCATGAAATCCATGGGATGGCAGCAAACCATGTTCGGCGATCTGATGGACGGCGGCAGCATGGCCACGGCGGATCTCACGAGGCCTTACGCGAAGTCCGCATGGGTTCGCAGCGCGATCAAATACATTGCCGGCCCGATCTCCATGCGTCCGCTCAAGATCACGGTGGACCGCCGTGGTGGTGACATGCCGCTGGATGATGCGAGCCTCACCGCATTCTGGGAGAAGCCAGCGCGCAACGGCGGCGGCTCCATGACCAGGGAAGAGCTGGTGACGGCGATCACCGGCCTTCTCAAGCTCAAAGGCCAAGCCTTCCTGATCATGGATGACTCATGGCTTGCCCGTGGCAAAAAGAACCGCCTGATCCTCGCCCGTCCGGATTCGATGCACGCCATCATCGAGGGCGGAGAACTGATCGGATGGACCTGGACGGATGCGAACAAGCGCAAGTCCGCGCTGATCCCGGAGCAAGTGCGCCAGATCAAGCTCTGGAATCCCTATCATGAAGTGCTCGGCCTTTCCGAATGGGAGAGCGCGATGATCGCCGCTGAAAGCGACTACGCGGCCGGAACCTTCGCCCGCAATCTCGCGAAGAACAATGGCGACCGCGGGCCGTTCGTCATCGGCAAGGGCGGCAGTTTCAGCGACGATCAAATCAAACAGGTTTCCGCACAACTCCGCATGAAGCGCGAGCTGGCACGCCGCGGCGAGTTCCGCGCGGCATTCCTGCCTGCCGATGTGGACGTGAAGGAACCTGCCGTGAATGCGGTGGATTCCGCGTATGTGACGCAACGCCTGGAGAACCGGAAGGAAGTCTATATGGCCTTCGGAGTTCCGCCGTCCTTCGCAGATCCGCAGGCACAGTATTCCATCGGTTCGGCATCGGATCGTTTCCGACTCATCGAAGACGAGTGCATGCCGCTCGGCAACAAGATCGCGGATGCGTTTGAGGAAATCAGCACACGGTTCCTTGACGGGAAGCTCTTGGTCTTCGTGGAATTCGATTGGAGCGACCATTCGACGATGCAGCAAGTTCGCTCTGAGCGCTTCGAGACGGCGACGAAGGCCGTGGACCGTGGAATGCCGTGGCGTGTGGCGTCCTCTTTCTTCCGTCTGGATCTGCCTCGCTTTGCCGGTGACGAGATCGGCCGCATTCCGTTCAACCTCCAGGAGATCCAAGCTCCAGATCCATCTCCGGTTTCAGTCGATCCGGTGAGCGATCCGGTTTCCAACCTGGAGCAACTCTTCGCCGCGCGGGCTCTTGCCAAGAGCACCAAGCCGGAAGTGAGCGCGAAGGCCATGGATACCTGGAAGCGGGTGCGTGCGCGCCGTGATGCGTGGGAGAAGAAGTTCACCAGCCGCATCAACCGGCACCTGATGGATGCCCGCAGCGAGACGCTGCGGAAGATCGCGGCGGCCAAGGAAACGCAGCGTGCTGTGGAAACCAAGGGCCTCAACGTGTTGGATCTGATCTTCGATCTGGACACATGGCTTGTCGATTGGATCAAGGGCCTCGCAGGTATTTCCCGCGCAGCCATCGAAGCGGCTGGCATGGAGCTCTGGAAGGAAGAGCTGGGGCGCGATGATGCTCTCACGATGCCAGCCGCGGAAACCCTGGCCATTCTCAAGACCCGTGAGAACCGCATCAAGGATGCTGGCACGAAGGTCTGGGAAGCGACCAAGGCGGAGATCGAGACCGGAATCAACCAGGGCGAGACCATGGATGAGATCGCGGACCGGGTGCGCCGCAAGTTCACCGGCATGGAGAAAGATCGCGCCCTGGTCATCGCCAAGACGGAAACCACCTGCATTTATGAAGGCGGCCGGGATCTCGTGTTCCAACAAGCCGGAGTGCAGTGGACGCAATGGGTCACTTCCGGACTTGGAAACGAGCGCCTCACGCACCAAGCCGCGAATCAGCAGATCAAAGCCATCGGCGAGAAGTTCACGGTCGGCGGATACGAGCTGGCCTATCCAGGCGATCCGAGCGGTCCGCCTCAAGAGGTCATCAACTGCAACTGTGTGCGCATCGCGGTTGCCTCTCCCGAAGGCGGCGACATCGCCGGAAACAACGATCCCGAAATCCCATACTGACATGAGCACTTCCACACTCCGCCGCGCATTGAACGTGGTCCCGAAAATCATCTCCGAAACCGATGGCCTGGTTGACTATGTGGCATCCAACGAAACGCTGGATTGCTACGATGAAATCGTCTCCGCCAAGGGCTGGCGCTTCAACCGCTTTGCCAAGAACGCGCCTTTCGTGGACTCCCACGATTATGAATCCATCAAGAAACTTCTCGGCCGTGTGGAAAGCGCGCGGGTGGAAGGCAAGGATCTGATTGAGCGCGTGCGCTGGGCGAAGGATGTCCAGGAGAACGCGCTCGCTCAACTCGGCTGGAAGATGACGCTTGGCGGATTCCTCAAGGCCGTCTCTGTGGGCTTCATCCCGATCCGCATGGTGCGCAATGGCCAGGATGGATGGACTCAGGCCCTGCAATCACTCGGCATCAAGCCGGAGGATTCCGCGGTCATCCGCTGGATCTACCTGGAGCAAGAGCAGATCGAGCTGAGCGCCTGTATCATCGGCGCGAATCCGGACGCGCTCGCCAAGTCCTTCGAAAGCGGCTGCGTCAAAGACGCGGATCTCGCGGCCTGCGGATTCACGGACGATGACATGGACTTCCTCAAGGTAGCCGGGAAGGCGCTTGAGAAAAAAACCATCACCGAAATGGAGCGGCTGCTGATCGGCCGCGAAATGGGCCGGATCACGGCCCGCGAAAAACAATCTCACGGAATGCGGAACATCCATCACAGCAACTCACCCGGCATGCCTGGCGGCGGTGAGGAAGCGGAGCGCCGGGCGATGGAGCGGAAAGCATTCCTGCGGAAACTGAGCGGCCAAGGATGATCCGAAGCCGCGCCTCTAACCAAACATCCAAAACCACACATCTCCATATCATGAAACCACGATTCCAACCCCTGTTTGACGAATTCAACGGCAATGCCAATAGCGGCGGAGCACTGAGCGAGGCTGAGTTCCAGTCCAAAGTTCTCGGCTCCATCAAGGCCGTTCGCGACCAGAATGAAGCCATCGAGAAGAACTTCTCCACTCTCGACAAGGAATCCAAGGACACCGCGGAAAAGTTCGCGAAGCTGGCCAAGGAGTTCGACGGCATGCCGTCCCAAGTCGCGGAGATCTCCATGACCCTTCAGAAGATGCGCCTGAAGATGAGCCAGGAGCGCAACGTGAACTTCGGTTCCGCCGTGGAACGCCTTGCCGCTGACGAGGAAGCGCGCGACATCATCAACGGCGTGATTCGCCAAGCGTGCCGCCGCCAGGGCCACCATGTGCCGATGACCGAAGCCCAGGAGAAAGCCGCCCAAGTCTATCAAAAGGCGCTTTCCGATGCCGCTTCTCCGGGTTCCACCTACATCAACGCGGAATTGCTTCCAGGCATCTACTCGACGATTGCCGAGTATGGCATCTGGAGCCGCTTCGACGTGATTCCGGTTTCCACTTCCAGCGCGAAACTGATCGTGGACTCCACTGATCCGACGATGTATTGGACGGCTGAGAATACCGCTCCTTCGGAAAGTGCGATCACCGGCTCCAACGTCACCGCGACCATCAATAAACTGATTGGCTGGATTCAGGTGTCCCGCGAGTTGTTGGATGATGCCGAGATCGACCTTACCAGCCACATTCTCCGGAAGTTCGGGAATGCCACGGCCTATGGTCTGGATTGGGCCTGTCTCCAGGCTGACGGTGGAGCCGACAGCACGGACGGCGGATTTACCGGAATCTTCGGCGGCTCCGGAACTGCCGCTGTAGCAGCCTCCGGCAATGTCAGCGTGGCCACACTCGACTTCGAGGATTGGCTTGCCGCAATGCTTGCCGTGGATTCGGCGGTTCTCAGCCGCCCCACCGCCGCGTGGATCATGCACCCTCAAATGTTGGTGCGTGCTCTGGCGATCAAGGACAGCAACGGCCGGCCGATTTTCCTGCCGTCCACGGATGCACCGAGCCTTGGCGGTATCGGCTCAATCTGCGGGTTCCCCGTCATTCTCGCCCATGGTGCGAATGCCACGGATGGAGTCTCCAAGAAGATCGCCGTCTTCGGAGACCTCAAGGGTCAAGCGGTCTGCCTTCGCAATGACTTCGAGTTCGCCGCGAGCGATCAAGCGAAGTTCACGGAAGACAGTATCGTCTTCCGCGCCCGCGCCCGCGGTGCTGCCAAGACGAAGAAGGCCACGGCATTCGGTGTGCTGACCACCGCAGCCAGCTAACCCCCAACCTGATCACCCGGCCGGGTCTGATCCCCGGCCGGTGTGATCCATCCCTCACTCAACCATGGCCAAGAAACTATCTCCATCCGCTGAAGGCGAAGCTGCCGCTACAATCGTCCGCGTCCGCGCCACCGCCGTCCTTTTCGAACTGACCCTCTATCAAAAGGGCGATGAGTTTGAAACCACCTCCGAGCGGGCCGCCGCCCTCGGTTCCCTGGTGGAACCTGCGGACGCACCAGCCGCTTGATCCAACATCCAACTGCCAATCCCCATGCTCAACGCCGGACTCTCCACTCTCGACTACCTGAAAAGCCGCATCCTTCCGGAAGCGTCTCGCGAGGAAACGACGTGGGACGAGGCGTTGAGCAAGATTGGCATGGCCGTCGCCCGGCGGATGGAAGGCCACTGCGCCCGCTTGTTTGACCGGGCGGAAGATGCGGTGGACGAGTTTTCCGCATGGACGCTGGCCGTCACACTTCGCCGCTATCCGGTGGAAACGATCACCGGCATCGACATCCGGATCTTCACGGGTGCCGCGCAGGCCGCGCAGGTCGATTACAACTTGTCCGCGTCAAGCGGCTTGATCGAGTTCCCGCAAGTGCCTGGCACTCGTGACGAGCGGATCATCATCACCTACACCGGCGGCTATTGGCTGGACGATGGGGACACCATGCCGGTCGGAGCCACTCCACTGCCGGAGGATCTGTTGGAGATCTGGATCTCCGAGATCCAAGCCACGGCTGAAGCCCGTGGAATTTTCGAGGCCATCGGCCTCCGTTCTCAAAAGGATGCCGCCAAAGCACCGAAAACCAACGGCCTCTCGGATGATGCCGTGGATGCACTGAAACCCTACCGCCGTTTCTCCGGAGCATGAACGTCCAGATCCGAGTCACCAAAGACCAAAGCGCCGACCTCTTGCGGGCCGTGCGTGAGGCGGGAAGGCGCGCGCTGCCAGTGCTGGGCCGCGCCTTGGGAAGTGGAGCGCAGGAAGTCCTTGGCCGTGCGGTCAAGAACCGCTTCACCGGCAAGGGTCCGTTTCCAGTCTCTCAACACCGTCTTGGCGTGGTCACCAACCGGCTGCGCAAAAGCATGCGCGCCACACTTCCCCAGGTGAACATTTCCGCCGGGACGGTGAATGTCTCCATGGGCTCCAATG